GAAAGATTTGGTGATGAAGATGGAAAAGTAGTTGTTACTGTAAGAGAATTTAGAGGGTATCATGAGTATAGTCAATATCATATTGAATATACTGATGTCTTGGATAATGGTACTACAAAGAAAGAGACTACTTATGTTCAGTTTAAAGAATTAGAAGTTGTTGAAGAGTTTTAAGAAGTGTATCTGTTGATATACTTTTCCTGACCAAATGATGCGGGGGAGAGAAATCTCCCCTTTTCATTGTTTAGCTATATAGTGCTAAATTTTATTGGTTTAAACCATCAACTTCTTTATAAATGCTCTATATTTATCTGCATATTTATATGCCGGTAATGTTATATCAACTCCCTAACGGGAAAGTAGTTCACCTCACTGTGGAGGAATATCTAGATCTTACAGATGAAGATGTACAGTACCTCATGTCTATAGACTATGGTGAACATGTTAGGGATCCTTTTACTGGGTCAGCCGTTGACCAAAATATCAAAGAAAAATATTATGACTTTGAATTCCTATCTCAGGATGAAGAAGACATAAATAATATCATATCGGATGACATCCCTTTTGATGATATTATTGATTTATCAAGTGATTTGGATATATAATCTTTAAGATTATACACTTTTTGCCAGGGTGAGTAACTGGCATAATAGTATCTACTCAAAACATCTATTTATTTATTTATTTATTAATTTTTTAAAACTAAAGTTATGAACTCTAAAGTTTTTGTAGTAGCAGATGAAACAGGTGCAGTTATTAATGTTTCTGATAATTCAGATTATGGTTATGTACGTGTACAACAAACTAGAACAATGATTGATGACAATGGATTTGTCCGTAGAAAATCAATCAGTGCATTGATGCCAGGTCTTGTAGAAGACTTGAAAGCAATGAACCTTTATGGTGGTCAAGCACTAGATGGTAAAATTGTTATTGAAGAGGCATTGAGCCCTTTCAACAAAAAGAATCCTGAAAGAGATTTGAAGATTGCTGGTGAAACAGGTATTGTTTGCACCCTTGGTGGTCTTCCAATTTACCGTAGAACTAAATTTACTTTTAATGAGTCTACACCAGATTCAACAGTAGATCATGATAACATTGATGAGCTACGTGCAGCATATGCAGCACAAGCTAGCAATGCGGCTGTACAGCCAAATGAGGATTTCTCTATTGAGGGATAATATCTCAAAATTTAGAGGGGGACACTAATGTCCCTCTCTATTTTTATTTCTGAATTTAAAAATTGTATGATTAAAATGGAAAAGTTAAAACAACAGGTAAGAGATTACCAATTACATGCAGGTAAAACCTACATGCAATATGAACAAGATAAGTATTCAGCTTATCAAAACTATCTTTATAAAAGAGTACTCTATGGTCTAGAAGCTCTTAATCAAGAAGAACTGGCTACTATGTGTAGCAGAAAAAAACAAAGAATTGTTAATGTATACAAGAGAGCTCAAACTGTTTTAAATATTGCAAAACAGAAAGCTACAATACATTATACAAATTTTATCTTTAAAACATTGTTTCCTAAAAGCCCATTAACTCAGATGTTAATAGACTCTTCTGAAACAGATGAGAAGTTTAAGAATACTTTAACTTTTAAAGATTTAAATATAGGTAAAGATGATATTATCACTATCTTTATTAGTGAAGGAATACTCCCACAAAACTTTTTAAGTTTAAAGGAAGCTCCGGTAACATTACCTAGATTAAAAAATGCAAAAAAAGCTTAAAGAATGTGATGGTTGTAATAAATTAACTATCATATGGAAGAACCATGAGGGGTTCCGGTATTGCAAAAATTGCTGGAGTTGCCACAAAAGCAAAGATACTGAATTACAGAAACCAACAACTTCTGGAATCTCTCAGGTTTCTTCTAAAAGAAAGAAAAAAGATCAAGAATACTTAAAGCTAAGAGAAAGATTTCTAACAGAGAATCACTTATGTCAAGTTGTTGTATCTGGTTGTACTAATAGTGCAACTGATGTACATCACACATATGCTGGTGCAAATAGAGAAGCCTTTTACTTAGTACAAAGTACTTGGAAAGCAGTTTGTAGGAATTGTCATGATTGGATTCATGCACATCCCGCAGAAGCTAGAATTATGAATTGGTTAAAATGATTTTAAAAAGTATGATTATGAGTTCAAAAATTAATGTTAAGTATAGCAAAGACTACGAGAAATTTAAATTTCTAGATAATAATAGGATATTAAATCCAGGACATGTTCAAACAATGATTGAAAGTGTCCGTACTATGGGTGTAATTAGACCTGTAGTATGTATTGAAACAGATGTTATATCTGGTAAAAAAGAAAGATACATTACAGATGGTCAACACTTGTTTACTGGATTAGTAGCAGAGGGGGCAGAGATTCCTTACATTGTTTTAGATGTAGATGATGAGATAGAATTAGTTGTCAAAATGGCAAAAATGAATAATTCATCTAAATCTTGGACATTGATGAATTATGTGAATGCCTTCAAACCTTATTTACCTGACTATCAGAAACTACACAAGATGAGAAATCAGTATAATATTGAGCCATTGATGTTGGCTGCAATATGTACTCGTGGTACATCAGCTGTAGTGTCTGGATCTAAATTGATCAAGTCTGGACATTTTAAGATTACCAATCCTGAATCTCATGACATGGCAAAAGCCTTTAATGAGTTTTTCTTAAGAATTGGTAGAGCAGACAGATGGGTTAAACATCAATTCTTACAAGTATTTATGAGAGCCTGGGGTACATATGATCATGAAAAGTCTTTACAGAATCTTGATAAACATATCAAGACTATTAAAGCAATGAGTGATACATGTGCAGCTGAAGCTTTTATTAGTAAAAACATATTTAATCTTACAAAATGACAAAAGATGAGATTCAAGCAAAAGCATTAGAATCAACTAAAAATAAGATCAGATGTGGTGTGGTGTTAGGTACCGGGGTTGGAAAGACCCTGGTAGGCCTAACACATATAGAACAAAACTCTACTCAATTAGATAGAGTACTTGTTGTTGCACCAAAGAAATCTATTTTTCAGTCCTGGAAAGATGATGCTGAGAAATTTGGCATGGATCATCTTTTACAGAGAGTAACATTTACAACTTATCTAAGTCTTAGCAAGCATAATCCTAATGATTATGAGTTGGTTTATCTAGATGAAGCTCACAGTCTACTAGACAGTCACAGAAAGTTCTTGGAAAATTACAAAGGTAGAGTACTTGGTTTAACAGGTACTCCACCTAAGTATAGAGATTCTGAAAAGGGCCGTCTAGTAGCTGAGTTTTGTCCAATAGTATTTAATTTTGGTGCAGATGATGCTATAGAAAATAAAATACTCAATGATTATCAAATTATTGTACATCAGCTTCATCTAAGCAATAAGAATAATTACATGGTTGAATCCAAGGGAAAGAAATTCCCTACTTCAGAAGAAAAGAATTATTCATATTGGGGCACCCGTATTGATACAGGCTCAGGACCTACTCATATATTGAGAGTTATGAGAATGAAAGCAATGATGGAGTATCCTACTAAAGAGAAGTATGCTAAGATTTTATTTGACTCTATAGATAGTAAGTGCATTCTATTTGCAAACACACAAGCACAGGCTGATAAGCTTTGCCCGCATAGTTATCATAGTAATAATAATACTTCTGAAGAAAACCTTCAGATGTTTAAAGAAGGTCAGATTACTAAACTCTCAACTGTATTGCAGTTGAATGAGGGTGTAAATATTCCTAATCTTAAACAGGGTATTATTCTTCATGCTTATGGTAATGAGCGGAAAGCAAGTCAAAGAATTGGTAGATTATTAAGATTAAATCCGGATGATAAGGCTATTGTACACATTCTATGCTACATGGATACTGTAGATGAAAAATGGGTAAAAGAAGCTTTAGAAGGTTTTGATCAAAATAAAATTGCATGGAAAGATTTCAGGGTTAACATAGATTAACCCTGATTTTTTTGTATATTGAAGTTATATGGAAGATACAAAAACACATAAGTTAGTATTGTATAATGATGATTCTCATGATTTTTTATATGTAATAGCATGTTTAATAAGATATTGTGAACATGAGCCATTACAGGCAGAGCAATGTGCATTGATAACACATAATGTAGGAAAATGTGCTGTTAAGTCAGGTGATTATTTAGATTTATTTGAGTTAAAAAGTAACTTTGAAGAATTAGACCTGAAAACAGAAATTGAAACCTATGAAAGTTATATGTATTGACTCTAGTAAAAAACCATTAAAAATATCATCAGATGAATGGATACAAGAAGGTATAGTTTATACCGTTGTTGAAGTTATCAATATGGGTTTACAACCTGGTAAACTTGGAGTTAGACTGAAAGAAGTTAGTCTTACACAAAAATCTTTTCCTTATGAGTATTATGACAGCAGTAGATTCCTTCCTATAGAAGGATTATTTGCTGAAGCTGAGAAAGTTGAAGAGAAAGAGTTAGAACTAGATCTTATTTAATATGGAAGATTACAGCAAAGGAGATATTCTTAATGCATTATTGTCTCTAGATATGAAGAAGAGAACGAGAGTTCTTGTAGATCAAAGAAGTTATTTGATTGGTATTCTGGCCTATAGATTTATGATGACAGAACATCAAATTGCTGATAGAATCAACATAAAAAGAGATAAAGTTAACTACAACAAGAAGTTAGCAGTACAGTTTTACAATGATAAATTGTACAAGCAAAATGTTTATGTCTATGCTCAAATGTTTCCATTTGATTTTAGTGTGATTGAAACAGTTTCAGTTACTCAAAGAGCAAAGAGAGTTGAGTTAGATATGGACAAAAAGTTTTATAACAAGTTAAAAGCAGCCGGATCTATTCTTGGTCATAAAGATATTAGAGTAACCATAATGTTGTTTTTAGAAAAAAGTTTGAAGTTATGGGAAGAATGAAAGAAGTTTGTATTCAGATTATGGAAGCCAACAATGGTATACCTCAAGGTATGACTATAGCTGATGTAGTTAGAATGAAAGATTTAGAAATTTTTGAATGGAAAGAGTATGAGCGACAACAAGAGAAAAACAGATTACAATTCAATCAATCAGAAAATTCAGGAGAGGTTGGAAAGATTGAACAAGTCAAAAAAAAGTTCTCCAAGAACTATGGAGAAGCCAAAGACAAAGGGAGTGAACAATGAAGAAGGAGACTAAAGACAAATTGATCAATGCTTATTGGATAACTATTTATTCATTAGCAGTTATTGGAGCATTAGGTGTACTTAGATACCTAGTATATGGGTCATTTCATTAAATATCTAGTGGTGTGGATAAGCCAAAACTTGTCCATACCATTTTGGATGGTAGGTCATGTGCATCTATCTGTAAATATTTATGATGATTTATATGAAATACTAGCTTCAATAGGAATGAATCTTATTGTAGCCATAGGTTTCTTTATAGATTATTTTGAACAAAGAAAAATAAAATAGTATGGATTTTACATTAGGTTTTCTTACTGGAGCATTTATTATGTTTGCTATAGCTAAAAGACTCCAGATAGAATGGAAAAAAGAAATAGAAGAACTTAAAGATTTTGACACTTGGAAAGAGTGGAAAAATAAATCAGAATAGTATGGTAGTTGAAAAAGTTACCAGAAAATCTATGATCATAAGACCAAGTGGGAGGAGTACTGATTTTATAAGTCCCTCCTTTGGTCATGGCTGTTTGTATAACTGTACTTATTGTTATATGAAGAGACATAAGCCGGAAGGATTATCTGTAGCTAAAAATACTATGGACATCCTGACAGAAATTAATTCACATGCATATTTTTCTACAGTAGAGAAACCTAATCAAACAGGAGAATATATTACTTATGATATATCCTGTAATGAAGACTTTGCTCTGCATGCTAAATATCATGAATGGGAAAAGATCTTTGAGTTCTTCAGAGATCATCCACTTGCTATGGGTTCATTTGCTACTAAGTATGTGAATAAAGATTTACTAAACTTTAACCCAGAAGGTAAAATCAGAATAAGATTTAGTCTGATGCCTGAAATATGGAGAAAAGAATTAGAACCTAATACTAGTTCTATTGATTTAAGACTTAATGCTGTTCCAAGATTTCTTGATGCAGGTTATGAAGTTCATTTAAATTTTAGTCCGGTAATAGTTCATGACAACTGGCTTGCTGAATATGAGTTTTTGTTTGATATAATTAATAAGCACTGTTATATAAATCATTGGCCACAAAATTCTGTTAAAGCTGAGGTAATATTCTTAACTCATAATGAAGACAAGCACAAGTATAATCTAGCACATAAACTTCCGGGAGAAGAACTATTATGGGTACCCAAAATTCAAGAGAGTAAAGTATCTCAGTATGGTGGTAAGAATATAAGATATGAGCACAACAGAAAAGCTGATTATATTAAACAGTTTGTTGAGCTACATGATAAGTATATTCCTTGGAATACAATCCGTTATATTTTTTAGCTATGACACTTAGAGATACAGAACTAATAGGAAACAAACTTGTTAAAAAACTAGGTTTTAGAAGAAGTAAACTTAATCATCAAGTATATTATTTAACTTATCAGTACATCCCTATTGAGATAGAGTTTTATCCAAAAGGAACTAGTTGGAGTGTAAATGTTGTATATCAGATTGATACAGGTACTACAGTTACATTTCATGGTACTGCATTAAATATTGACAAGATAATTCCTGATGCAGATAAATTAATCGGTATGTTTTATTTTATAAGATTATGAATAGACATTTTCAATTTAAAGATCAGAAACTAAAGAATTTGATTATAGACATTTGCAATGAACATTGGGATATTGCAAAACCTGAAGACAACAACATGGGATACCTATGGTACATGTATGCTGCAGGTAATAAAAAAGGAGAGTTTAGACCTTTCATCTTTCTATCAGAGTTAAATTTACTTGTTAAGACAGGTCATGTTACTGAGGAAGAGAAACAAAACATGCTTGGCATGTTGTTGAGTGAAGATGATGATAATGCTCATCTTACTGGATACTCTATACTTACACTTAGAAAGAAAAGAGTAGATGAGATGGGATTATGGACTCTGACTAATGAGAAGTACAAAGACATTAATTATGTAAGAGACATTGTTAGTCCAGATATTTTTATGAAAAACAGTTAATATGGCAGAAATAATTTTAAAGTTTGATTCTGTTGAAGAAGCAGATGAAGCAAGAACAGCATTAGATGGTTATAAATGGAAAATGGCAGTATGGGATCTTGATCAATATCTTAGAAATGAATTAAAGTATAATGAAAAACTACCAGCTCATGAAGATAAAGTTTATGAGCATGTTAGAGATAAAATCAGAGAAATATTGAATGATTACAATTTAAACATGGAATGATGGAATGTGTTAAATGTGGAGCTCCGGCTACTAAAAAGTATAGTCCTGATTTAGATATCAAGGGTATAGGAATGTGTGATGAACATGAAGAAGAAATTAAACTTGATTTACTCATCACACAGTTTGAGCCAAAAGGTTGGGAAAAGTTTGAAAAAAAATATTCAAAAAATGACAGAACAGGAACTAATTGATTTTGGCTTTGAAAAGGTAGTTATTACTGATGAACAAAGCCAAAATGGATATGATTATTACTATTACCAAAAAGAACTGTGTACAGGATTAGTACTTCATAGTACAGATAATCTTGATGTTGTAGATGATAAGTGGGCACTCAAATCTTTTGATGTGCCAGCACTCAATATAACAAACACAACACACTATAAACAGTTTCTTGAAATTATGGACAATATAACTTGTTAGTATGTTTAGCGGTAAGTTTATTAAGAAAAATGGAAAACTTATCTTCAATAGTCCAAAAGACAGACTTGCTTATGAGATTTTTGTAGATAAGATGCAAGAAGGACAGGTGATAGATATGTATTTAGATCTTGCAAATGCAGATCATAGTAAAGCACAACTTGCAAAAGTACATGCTTGTATTAGAGAATTAGCCAAAGAGTCAGGATATGCTTTTGAAGAAATGAAGGATATAATAAAAGAAAATTCCGGGCTAGCCGGAAAATCTTTTGCTGATTGCAGTAAGGATGAGATTATGTTAGCTATTGAAGCTTGTATAAAACTAGGTAAAGATAATTTTAATATTAATCTTTAGAGTCTATATTAGTTATAGTATCTTCAATCTCTTTCTTATCAATTTCTTTTTCTTCAATTAAATCATTTGCTGTTGCTTGTCTTTCAATTTCAGCTAACAAAAGAGTTACTGTGTAAAAAGATCTTTCATGTGCTGAAAGTTCATTGTATTGCTTTTTCAATATGTTCTGCAAACTTTCTTCAGAAATACCTTTTTCTTGAAGAATGGTAAACAGATCATATAGAACAGCTTTTACCATCACGTAGTAAGTTTTGTTTACTGGAACCTGGATGATAGCATCATCTTTGATTTCTTTGACTTTAATGGTGCTCATAGTATTAATTTTTATCAAAAATAGAAAAAAAATGAAAATAGAACCCGAAATTGAGGAAATTAAACAAAAATTGTTTGACAAACTTGAACCTAGTGGATGGGGCAGAGTTCTTAAATCTTTTATATTTAGTTCTGAGTTTACTGAGATTCTCAGTGAATTATACAGACAAAGTGTAAATGATAAGAGATTTACTCCTCCATTGAAACAAGTATTTAGAGCATTTGAAGAATGTCCTTATGATAAACTTAAAGTTGTAATAGTAGGTCAAGATCCCTATCCTCAACTAGGAGTAGCAGATGGCATATCTTTTAGCTGTGGTAATACTAAAAAAGTACAACCTAGTTTAAGATATATCTTTGGGGAGATTGAAAGAACAGTATACCAAGAGTATCCAACATGGCAAGATCCTGATTTAACAAGATGGTCTAATCAAGGTATACTAATGCTTAATACAGCTCTTACAGTTGAAGTAGGTAAAATTGGTAGTCACTATGATATATGGAAACCTTTTACCGCATACTTGTTAGATTGGTTAAATAATTATAATCCAGGATTGATTTATGTGTACATGGGTAAAAAAGCTGAAGAGTGGTCTGTCATTACTAACAATAGTAACCATAAGTTTACTGTTAGACATCCTGCTTCTGCTGCTTATAACGGCTCTAAATGGGATTCTGATGATATCTTTAATAAGATATCTAAATTGGTACTAGAAACTTATAATGAAACTATAACTTGGTAATATGACGGAGATATTTCTTAAGTGCTTAAAGGAGGGTTTAACTCCTAATGCATTTTATGTATTATACTGTATTAAAGAAAAAATAACAGTAGCAAATTTTGTTAATAAAGCAATAGAATGCAAAAGGCTGCAAAGTGAGGCATGGCTTGATGAAAACTTGCATTTAACCTCAAAAAGCATTATCTTTATTACTGAAATTGATGGCTATTTTAGAAAGTCAAAGAAGAAAACCACTACAAATTTACTTGGCAGTAATTTTCTTGATAACATTAAGGAATACAATGAGATATTCCCTAATAAAAAACTGTCTAGTGGAAAGTATGCAAGAGTCAATCCAAAGACTCTTGAGAATAGTTTCAGATGGTTTTTTGAAACTTATGACTATACCTGGGATACTATCTTAAGTGCTACTAGAAAATATGTTGATGAATTCAGTATCCGTAGATATGATTATATGAGAACTTCTCAATATTTCATAAGAAAACAGAATACTGATAAAACATGGGATTCAGATCTAGCAACATATTGTGATTTGATTAATGATGGGGGAGATGAAATAGTAGATTATTTTAAAGAAAGAGTAGATTAATGGCAAACAAAGCACTATTGATTGTATTGGCTATTATTGGAACCTTAGTAGGTTGGGTCTTAACTGACAATTTTATTATTACAATAGGAATTGGACAGTTTTTACTTATTGAACTTACTATAACAGTAATGCATGAATTATACAATCTAGCAAAAGCAGATGTAATTAAAAAATCATAATATGGGTCAATTATTTAATGGTGCGGCACCTTTAATACCGGTAAGTGAGAGAGATGCTCTCAAGAAAGCAATCTATAAGTTAGATGCAAGAAGAAAAGGAAGACTGAAGTCACTGAAGAGTGCATGGCCAAAATTTAATGATGCCTTTTGTGATGGGTTAGAATGGAGAACTATCACCGTAGTAGGTGCTAGACCTGGAACTGGTAAAACTTTATTCATGGAGCAGTTGATTGATGATATTATCAAAAACAATCAAGACCAAGAATTTAGAATGCTTAAGTTTCAGTTTGAAATGTTAGATGAAACCAACGGTATCCGGAAGTTGAGTCTAAACACAGGATATGATTATAATACATTGATGAGTAAAGCAGAACCCTTAGATGATGCTGTATTTAACAAGTGTGTTGAACTTTATCAAAAATCAAAAGACAGAGATGTTATTGATGTCATTTATGATCCATGTACAGTTGATGTAATGTGTGCAACAATACACCAACATATGGAAGATCATGCAAAAATGGTAAAAGATAAAGATGGTAAGCTTGTAAAGAAATACACAAACATGCTTGTCACCATAGACCACTCTGCACTATTTAAAGTAGCAAAAGGACAAGAAAAAGATAAGTTTGAGATGCTATATGCTCTTGGAGAAGCACTAACTTATATGAAGAAACACTATCCTGTAGCTTTTGTAGTACTAAGTCAGCTTAATAGAAATATTGATAACCCTGACAGAGCTAGAGATGGAGAATATGGTAACTATGTATTGGATTCTGATTTATTTGGCGCAGATGCTTTGTTGCAACATGCTGATGTTGTTCTTGGTATAAATAAACCTTCTATAAGAAAGATTAGACAGTATGGTCC